ATGGTGGAGCCAATAGCGAAAACGGTGGTTCCGCTGGAGCCAATACCGCTTCTGGTGGAGGCGGTGGTGGCTGGCAACCAACAGCAGGAACTACAAGAAGCGGTGGTTCTGGCGGTTCAGGCATTGTTTATGTTCGTTTTCGTAACAACGCATAAGGAGAAACTATGTCGCAGTATTTCGCTCAACTAGATGAGAACAATGTCGTAACTCATGTTGCTGTTGTGACAGCAGAGTTCATGGCAGAGAATCCAGACCGCTACCCCGGTCGTTGGGTCGAGACTTTCTTTGACACCGTAGGAAAGACTTATGCTGGTGTTGGTTTCATTTACGATGAAACGACACAGGATTTTGTTTCACCAGTAATCCCAGAGGTTGTTGATGAAGTTCTCTAGTGAACACAAAGCCATCGCTAAGTCGTGGGCAAAAGTATTTGCGGCCGCTGTGATTGCGGCCTACTCGGCTGGTAGCCGTGACTGGACCGTAATCCTGAATGCAGGCGTGGCCGCATTGATTCCGGTTGTTTACTCTTGGCTTGACCCGAAGGACTCCCGTTATGGTCGTCGTATCGTTGTCAAGAAGAAGGCCGTACGAAAGAAGGCAAAGTAATGGGAAACAGCAAGAACCCAAGAGCAATGCGTCGTTCCTCAGAGGGCGGTTCGTTTGAACAGGACCAGCGTGTAAGCGTTGGCGGACTCAAGATTCCAAAGAAGATTGTCGAGCGCAGTCCAAAGGTTCGTCCAAAGAAAAAGGGCGAAAATGAACTTGAGTGGATGTGGAATACCACCAAGGAAGATGTGGGTCGTGCGGTAAGGGGAGTAAGGAAGATTCTCGGTGGCAAGTAAACGCAAGTCAAAAGTGCAGAAAGTAATGCACGAGTTCAAGACTGGTTCTTTGCACTCTGGAAAGGGTGGAAAGATTGTGAAGTCACGCAAGCAGGCAATTGCTATTGCAATGTCTGAGGCTGGAATGTCCAAAAAGAAGGCTAAGAAGAAGAAGTAAATGGAACTCTCCGACCTTCTCAACGAGAAGGAGTGGCGAAAGTGCAGAGGCGCAGACGATGCGACAACAGACGAACTGGTTGAAGCGTTTGCGCATTTTTGCTCGACTTATTGGACTATTCGCCATCCTGAGCGTGGTCGTATCAAGTTTACTCTTCGTGAAGCACAGGAAGAGACTGTACGAACTTGGATTGCTGAGCGTTACAGCATTGTGCTCAAGGCTCGACAGATTGGTTTCTCGACACTAGCGGCCGCCTTCACATTCTGGGAGACTTTCTTCTGGGGTGACAGGTTCGTGGTCATGCTCAGTCGTACTGAGCGTGAGGCATCAAAGTTGCTTCAGAAAACGAAGTACGGCTACAAGATGATGCCACAATGGATGAAGGTTCGTGGACCAGAACTGCTGTCGGATAACCAGTTGAAGATGGTATTTGCCAACGATTCGTCGATTGAATCCCTGCCATCTGGCAACGACCCTGCCCGAGGTGAGTCGGTGTATCGAGTGGTCATTGACGAGATGGCGTTCTTGCCCAACGCCGATGAGGCGTGGGCTTCAATTGAGCCGATTGCGGATGTCGGCGGACGTGTCATATGTCTCTCAACTGCCAATGGAGAAGGAAATATCTTCCACCAGTTATGGGTTGGTTCCCAGAATGCAACCAACAGATTCAAAGGTATTTTCTTCCCGTGGTCAGCAGGCGACCGTGACGAAGCGTGGTACGAAGCAAAGAAACGAGATTTGCCGGACTGGCAGTTGGCACAGGAGTATCCCTCGGACCCTGACGAAGCGTTCGTGCGTTCTGGACGCCCCGTATTTGATTTGGAAGCGCTCAGGGCAATTGATGTAGTCACGCCACAACGGGGTTACCTCAAAAAGGGAATGGGCCGTAATGTGTACGAATTCATCGAGGACGGTGGAGAGTTTGCCATTTACGACCCACCGACGGTGGGCGAGTCGTATGTAGTTGGAGCCGACGTTGCTGAGGGCTTGGGGCATGGTGACTTCTCATCCGCCCATGTGATTTCAGCCGATACGGGAATGGTCGTAGCCCATTGGCATGGACATGTGGACCCAGACATATTTGGTGAGCAGGTCCTGCCAGCAATTGGGTATTTCTACAATTATGCCCTCCTTGGTGTCGAGTCCAATAACCACGGTTTGACGACCCTGAAGGGTCTTCAGAGGGTTGGGTACAGGAACCTGTATCGCCAACGCAAGATGAACCATCGAGCGCCTACCGCATCGGAAACGATGGGGTGGCGCACGACAGCGGTTTCCAAACCTTTAGCCATTGACGAATTGAATGCGGCAATTCGTGACCAAAGCCTGCTGTTACTCGACAAAGAGACCATCTCGGAAATGCGGACCTTTGTCCGTGAAGCAAATGGCAAGATGCACGGCTCACCACACGACGACAGAGTGATGTCTTTGGCGATCAGTAATCAGATGCTCAAGTATGTGTGGCTTCCTGAGTACAGGCTGGACCTTGAGCCGAAGAAGGGGTCTTTGGGCTGGTGGGAACGCCATATTGTAAAGCAATCCAAACCAAAACGCATCCCAATTGGGGCATTCAACTCATCCGAGTAACGAAATAGCCTAATAACGATGAAATCCTTCCGCTGTTTAGAGTGTTTGACCGAGTTTGAGGCAGATGAACTGCCTCGTCGTGGGTCCATTTGCTTCAAATGTCATGTAAAGAGCATTCGTTTGGGATTTACTCATGGTCAAGAGGACTTTCATGGTCCAACCATTCGGGAGCGTCAGCGCCAGACCGTTGAGCAAGCCAAGATAAATGGCTACAACGCTGAGCCTGTGACGAATTGGATGTAATGCCGTGGAAATTGTTGTGGTCCCGATTGTTGTTGCGATTATCTCGGGGCCACTCGTAGTCCTCATGCAGAAGGTTCGCAAGGAGAACAGCGAACAGCATGCACAGGGACAAATCTTGCTCAGGATGCTGGGACGCAAGGTTGATGATTTAGGAACAAAGATTGACGGCCATATTGGCTGGCACAAAGCAAAGGATGAAGATGGCAAGAATCTCTAACCGAGAACTGATTACCAAGTACCGGGACAAGATTGAGCAGTCACGCCGTTGGCGTCGTGAAGAAAACTACGACGACCTTTGGAAGCGAATGATTGACCTGTATCGAGGCAAGCATTTCCGTACCGCAAGCGAGGAAGATCGTCTGTTGGTCAACATTGCGTTTGCAACAATCAACGTCATTTCACCAAGCGTTTCGGTGAATCATCCAAAGATTACGGTGAATGCACGCAAGTTTGAGGACGCCCCACGAGCCGTCATTACCGAGTCTGTTGTCAACTATTGGTGGCGTCACTTCGAATGCCAGAAGGAGTTTCGTCGAGCAGTCAAGGACATGCTCGTTCTTGGTCATGGCTGGGTAAAGACTGGCTACCGATTCGTTGAGAAGGAAAAGGACGAATACGACAACTCGGATGAGTTGGCATCAACCGCACCAGAGTCAATCACCGAGTCGGAATTGATTATCACCGAGGACAGACCGTTTGTTGAGCGCATCAGCCCATTCGACATCTTTGTTGACCCGGATGCGACAAACATGTCGGATATTCGTTGGATTGCCCAGCGCATCCGTCGCCCATTGACCGAAGTCAAAAAGGACAAGCGATACAACTCTGCGGCTCGCCAAGAGGCTTCGCCGTCGCATTACTCCAAGTGGGGTCAGGATGGTTTCATGCCTCGCCGTAGCGAGAAGATGGAAGATTCATATGTGGAAATCTGGGAGTTCTACGACGTAGATCGTGGCAAGATGTCCGTGTTCTGTGATGGCGGAGACAAGTTCCTCGTCAACCCGATGGACATCCCATTCACCTTCGGTCATCCGTTTGTCATGTTGCGCAACTACGAGATTCCTGAGCACTTCTACACGATGGGTGAACTGGAAGCCATTGAACCGCTCCAGATGGAACTGAATGAGACTCGTACCCAAATGATGAACCACCGTAAGCGGTTCTCCCGCAAGTGGCTGTACAAGGAGTCGGCATTCGACCCAGAGGGTCGTAGTGCCCTCGAGTCTGACGAGGACAACGTCATGGTTCCAGTTATTTCAGAGGAACCCCTGTCGTCTGTCATTAGTCCAATGCCAGCGGTCATCAGCCCACCAGAGTTCTACAACCAGTCGAACCTGATTTCAGCCGACATCGACCGTGTATCGGGAGTGTCGGAGTACATGCGTGGTGCATTGCCAGAGATTCGTCGCACGGCAACGGAAGCGGCGATTGCTCAGGATGCCGCCAATGCTCGTGCATCCGACAAGTTGGCAATCATCGAGCGAGCAATCGCAGATTGCGCTCGCAGACTGGTCATGTTGGCCCAGCAGTACATGACAGGTGAACAGGCAGTACGAGTGGTTGGTCAGGACGCTCAGCCTGTTTGGGTCAACTTCGACGAGGAGTACATCCGAGGCGAGTTTGACTTCGAGGTTGAGGGTGGTTCGACGGCTCCCGTGAATGAGTCGTTCCGTCGCCAGATGGCTCTTCAGGTGGTGGATGCAATGGCACCGTTTGCTGGCGCTGGAATCATCGACATGCCGAAGTTGGCCAACTATGTCCTTCAGTACGGGTTCGGCATCAAGAATGCCGCCTCGTTCGTTATGGCTCAGCCTCCGATGCCCCCAATGGGACCTGAGGCTGGTCCAACACCACAACCTGCTCCACAGCAGTTGCCACCGGGTATGCCACCCGAGGCGGCTCCAATGCAACCGACAGGGGGCATGCCAATGCCCACGAATATTCCGCCAGAAATTCTGGCTCAGTTGTTGGCGAGTGGCGCTCCACTCCCCAATACCCAGTTACCGCCACAAGGCATGTAACGAAAAAACCACTAGATAGAGCAACCCACGGAGGACTCAAACGCAATGAGCGAGACAATTGACAACGAAGTTCTGGCTGAACAGGCCCCGACCACGGAAGTGGAGGGACAACCTCAGGAGGTCACGGATGCAGTTGAAGCCCTGACAGAGGAACAGATTGACCTTCTGCCAGTCGACGAGTTCGGAGACAAGTACGTTTCCGTAACTGTTGCTGGTGAAGAGGTACGAGTTCCGCTGAAAGAGGCGCTTTCCGGTTATCAACGTCAGGCGGACTATACCCGCAAGACGCAGGAACTGAGTGAGCAACGAAGGCAGGTGCAATTTGGTGCCGCTTTGCAGGAAGCCCTGCAAAACGACCCACAGGGCACCTTGGCTCTTCTCTCCCAACACTACGGGACAGCACAGACCCCTTCCGAAGAGGAAGACCTGTACGCAGACCCCGTGGAAAAGCAGTACAAGCAGTTGGAACAGCGTGTTCAGGCTTTCGAAAAAGCGAAAGCAATGGACGAGTTGGAGAAGACCGTACAAAACCTTCAAAACAGGTACGGCTCGGATTTCGATGCCAATGAAGTGATTTCCAAGGCACTCATCTTGGGGTCATCTGATTTGGAAGCCGTCTACAAGCAGATTGCCTTTGACAAGGTTTATGAGGATGCCCGTGCGGTTCGTGCCCTTCGAGAGAAGAAGGAGCAGGAACAGGCTCAGGTGGCTCAGGCAAAGCGTCAAGCGGCAGTTGTGAGTGGCGGTGCTTCGTCTTCTTCGGCTGATGTATCTGCAAAACCAATTACATCATTGCGAGATGCCTTTGAAGCCGCTAAGCGGGTTCACAGCGTCTAGCACTAACCTCTAAGGAGAACCAACATGGCTGGAAATGCCAACTTCGATGCGTTGCTCTCAACGACGCTCGCTAACTACCGTGCACAGTTGACCGACAACGTCTTCACCGCACGCCCATTCACCTACTTCCTCATGGACAAGGGACGTATCCGCATGCTCAATGGCGGTACGAAGATTGTCGAACCGCTCATCTACGGTCAGAACTCGACCGTGGCTTCGTACAGCGGCTACGACACCATCTCGCTGACCGCACAGGAAGGCATCTCGGCAGCCGAGTACGACTGGAAGCAGTACGCCGCTTCCATCGCAATCTCGGG